CGTTTTCATAATCCTGATAAGTTGCAGAAGTCTTTTCTCTTAGCTGATGATAAGCATGACACCTCGCAATATCTGACGCTCTGCGTCGTGCTTGATATCTAAATTGGTCATAAATTATCTGGCACATGTCAGGTCACTCAGCCGCAACAATCTCGCCCGTCTCAACGTCCACCGATTCCATCACTTCCGGCAGATCCACCACCTCAAACGATCCCGTCTCAGTGGCGCGGGTGTCGTAGACGTCGTGCATTTCTTCGGCGGTTTGCAATCCCATGCTGAGTTCCGGCGCATACGCGCGAACTAGCCAGGAAGCGGCCCTGTACATGAACATTTGTTCTGGCATCGTCAGCCACTTGCTACCGCTGCGCTTGTTCCAGCCTTCGGCCTCGACCATTGTCCAGTCAATCCAGGCGGATTCGATGCGTTCGCCAGTTGACTTCTCACGGGTATAGGCGCGGCATCCCCAGTCCTTTTTGCCTTTTTCGCTGCGCCACTCATAACGCAAGGCTTCAAAGCGTCCGCACTGGTTAAACGTGGCAATGAGAAACTGCGCGGACCAGCTTGGGCGGCCATGCACCAGGTACAAGTTCTGCATCACCATCAGCGGATCAGCGCCCAAGCGTTGCGCCATGTTGAGGGCGATGATGCAGTTTGAGAGGTTGCCTTGATATTCTTTTGGAACCAGCGTGGACGTGGCCAGACACTTGGCCGCTCGTTGCGCCAATTCAAACCCTTGCAGGGTTGTCAGGCCGACGCTGACGGATGGCAGGCTGGTGACGGCTTGCGCTTCAGAGGCAACGGCACGGAGGGCGGGTTGGGTTCTGTTCATGGGTTGAGTCTCGTTGGGTTATGCCGCAATCGGTTCAGCCAGGGCAGTGCGGTAGTCCAGCACCAGGCGGTAAAAGTCTTCGAGGTCTTCGCGCAGGGCGGCGATATAGTCGTCATCCCGTGGCACTCGCCAGCGGTTAAACGCTTTGCCGACCCCATCGAGGGCAGGGCAGTAAATGCAGAAGTCCCACCAGGCGCGTTCGGTAATCCACAAGCCGCCTTGCACCTGGTCCATCCACTCGCTGATGTCGTTGTAAAGAATGGCGTCGCGGATACGCTCCGGGCTGACGAGGCATTTGTACTCGGCCCCGCCATCAGTCCCGATCAGTCCATCGGCTGATGCGCCAAAGCGTCCGCAATCGCTGGTGACGAAGCCGCACGTCTCGACGGTGACACCGGCATGGATCTCATGCGCTGAACGCGCTTCTGGTTCCATGTCGATGCCACGCTGCATTTGCCACGTGGTAAAGCCTTCATCCATCGGCAGGCCGCTGATGGACTCGACGGCCACACGAAAGGCGTAATCCTTAGCCGCCGCAGAAGGCTGGCCGTTCTTGAGTTTTTGGCGGGCTGTTTTGAACATGCTGCCGGTGACAAGGCCAGCGCGGGCGCGGTGCCAAGCTTCGCTGCCCTGGGGGACGTTATGCACAATCACGGTTTAACTCCTGCTCTAGCTGTGCTTTTTCCGCCTGCAAGCGCCCGATATGGGCGGCAAGCTGGGCGCATTCTGTTTGCAACTCTTCTAACTCGAGCGAAATTTGCTGGTTGCGCCATTGCTTGTGGCGGGTTTCCAAATCACTGAGTCCGATCAGGTCGAGGAAACGGGTAAACGCGCTCATCTGTGCGCGTGCCATTTGTATGGCGTGGCCAGATAGCTGAAGAATCCGACCTTCTCCACAATCTGGTAAGCCTTGCGGCCTCTCCGCACGATGTCGTTGTGATAGCGCGGTTTCCAGCTCCAGATGGTCAATGCGGGTTTGCCTTCTTTAAGGCGCAAGCCGTATAGGTCAATGACGCTCATGTTTAGTCCTCCTGTCTTTTCTTCTCTTGTTCCCAAGCCGCATCGACGGCCTTTTTCAGATCGCGGGCGGCTTCAGCAGCCGACCAGTTCTCAAGCGCGTAAAGGATCTCCTCCACCGCGTCTTCACCAATGCGCTCGGCATAGGTGTTCTCGGACTCCCACTCTTCGCGGGCAAGGTCTTCGCTGTCGTCATAACGCGGGTCGCGGGGGTCGCCGCGATAGGGGCCATAATCTGCATCAAACATCAGCGTTCACCACACTGGATACAGGCGACAACGACCGAGGATTCCTCGGCCATTGCCGCATCCTGTCCGTCCATCCATCCGGCCAGTAGGAGGCCGATGGTGATGATGAGAAAGGCAAACTTTTCTGATGGTGTGGTCATCGTCTTCTCCGGTTGATGCCGTCTGTGCGGCGTTGGGAGAATAATAAAACCAAGGTAATGACATGTCAACACCAAGGTAATATAATTTCCCCACGCCAATTCCGGCGCAGGGAGACAACCAATGAACTACGAGGAATTTCTGAGCGGCAAAGCTAAGAGCGTTGAAGCGTCAGGATTTGATATAGAGGCAGCCGCACTCAATCCATCGCTGTTTGATTTTCAGCGGGCCATCGTCAAATGGGCGTTGAAGAAAGGCAAGGCGGCGATGTTCCTGGATACGGGCCTCGGCAAAACCATCCAGCAATGCGAATGGGCGCATCGCATCTGTGAGCATACCGGGGGCAATGTGCTGATCGCGGCTCCACTCTGTGTCAGCCAGCAGACGGTGGAAGAGGCGGCACAGTTTGGAATTGCCGTGCGGTACCTGCGGGATCAGTCACAAGTCCAATCAGGCATCAGCATCACCAACTATGAAATGCTGAAGCACTTTGACCCGTCTCAGTTTGTCGGCATCGTGCTGGATGAGTCCTCTATATTGAAGGATCACACCAGCAAGACGCGGCAGATGATTATCGACATGTTTAGCCGCACCCCCTATCGGCTGTCATGTACTGCGACCCCATCCCCCAATGACTTTATGGAGCTGGGCAATCAAGCTGAGTTTTTGGGCGTCATGTCATCGGTGGAAATGCTGGCCATGTACTTTGTCCACGATGGTGGCGAAACCTCCAAGTGGCGACTGAAGGGGCACGGTAAGACGAAGTTCTGGGAATGGATGGCGTCTTGGGCCATCTGTATCAAGAACCCATCCGATCTCGGCTTCGATGGTTCGCGCTATATCCTGCCATCACTTAACATCCATGAGCATGTCATCGAATCGGCTCCGATGGACGGTCAACTCTTTGCGGGGGTGGCGCAAACCCTGAGTGAACGTAGGCAAGCAAAGCGCGGAAGCCTGGATGATCGGGTGGCCAAGGTGGCCGAGATGGTCAATGCCAGCGATGAGGAATGGATCGTCTGGTGTCATCTGAACGATGAATCATCGGCACTGGCCAAACTGATACCCGATGCGGTGGAGGTCTATGGCAGTCTCGACCCCGACGAAAAGGAACGCCGCATCATGGCGTTTACGCATGGCGATGCGCGTGTCTTAGTCACAAAACCATCGATCTCCGGGTTTGGCATGAACTGGCAGCATTGCCGGAATCAGGCCTTTGTCGGCCTAGATGATTCATTCGAGTCCTACTATCAAGCCGTTCGCCGCTGCTACCGATTCGGCCAGGAGCGCGAAGTCAACGTGCATCTGGTTTGCTCTCAAGCTGAGGGTGCGGTGAAGGCCAATCTCGAACGCAAGCAATCTCAAGCCGATGACATGACCACATCAATGGTTGAGCACATGCGAACCATCATGCAGAAAGAAATACGAGGCACCACTATGGAAAAGACCGAATATCAGCACACTGTCAAAACCGGCAACGACTGGACACTCCATCACGGCGATTGCGTCGAGGTGGTGGGCGGACTGGACTCCGACAGCATCGACTACACGATCTTTTCACCGCCGTTTGCCAGCCTTTACACCTACTCCAACTCAGATAGGGACATGGGCAATTGTTCTGGCGATGAGGAGTTCATGAAGCACTTCCAATTCCTGATTGGTGAACTCTTCCGCGTGACCAAGCCGGGGCGGTTGCTGTCGTTCCATTGCATGAACTTGCCGACCACCAAGTTCAGGGATGGCTATATTGGGATTAAGGATTTCCGGGGCGATCTGATCCGCACATTCTGCGATGTGGGATGGATTTATCACTCAGAGGTATGCATCTGGAAAGACCCGGTGACGGCTATGCAGCGCACCAAGGCACTGGGCCTGCTGCATAAGCAAATCAAGAAGGACTCTAGCCTAAGTCGCCAGGGGATTGCCGATTACTTGGTGACCATGCGGAAGCCTGGAGACAATCCAGAACCCATTACGCATACGGATGAAACTTTCCCGGTTGGCTTGTGGCAGCGGTATGCCTCACCCGTCTGGATGGACATCAACGCCACGCGGACACTGCAATATATGAATGCGCGGGATGGGGACGACGAGCGGCACATTTGCCCATTACAGCTAGACGTGATCGAAAGAGCGATGGAGCTGTGGACAAATCCGGGTGATCTGGTGCTATCACCCTTTACCGGCATCGGGAGCGAGGGCCATGTGGCGCTGACGACCGGGCGGCGATTTGTCGGATCTGAACTGAAGGAGAGCTACTTTAATGTAGCCTGCAAGAATCTGGATGCGGCTACCAAGCAGCCGATGGATATTTTTGCGGCGGCTTAACCTCTATGAACCATCGCGTCGGTGATTGCTGACGCGATGATTTCAAGATCGGTGGCATTGCTTGAGGTGAGCGCATTCACTTCACCACCCGCAGCCCGAATGAACAGGTTGTATTTTGGCTGTTTTATTGTGCCACCTATGAGCCAGATGGCCCCGACCAACAACACAAAGAGTCCCAGCGGTTTGTTATTGCTTTGGATTGCGCCGATCCCGTACATGATGGCCAAGGTAGCGCCGATCCAGGTCCGCTTTTGTTTTTCGCGTTTTACCTCAACGGATGTAATGCCTGACATTGCAAAAGTTTGGTTGCTAATGACCAAGCGGGCGCTGGTGACTCTTGCTACTTGTGAGTCAAGAAAGACGGTTTCTTCTGGTGCTGCCTTCATATAGGCGTCCAGTAAGACTTCATTGAAATGCCGCCTACTGGATGAAACAGCTCCACCTCCTGGAGCGGGAAGGCATGCGGGGGATACGCTTCATTGATAGATAACAGGTGGATCATCCCGTCACGTTCGTAGAGGAATCGCTTTACCATCACGCGCCCATCCCTGTGCCTCACCAAAACATCATCACCGGGTATAGGGTTTCGATTTGGCTCCAGTATCACAAACTCACCATCGCGTATTCGCGGCATCATGGATGCACCACGGCATCGCACTGCATAGGCGTTTGCATCGCTGGATTCAAATTTGACAAAGCCATCGCCATCGCCAACCGGCGCGTCTATCTCGGCCCAATAGCCGTCATCACCTAGCTGGGCCGTTCCTACCACCGGCACACGGTTCGGCTTTTTAGAAGTAACGGGGACGCGAAGGCCAACATGAATGTTCTCGTAACCGCTTTCGTCCATACCTAAATACTTGGGAAAGTCCCCGGTCGCTAACCATTGCGGCTGCACCTTTAATGCAGCGGCAATCTCTAGCAACTTTCTTGATTGTTTGGCTTTGCCAGAACAGAGCTTGTGGATAGCGGACTGGCTTACGTTGGCCAATTTCGCTAATTCCTCTTGCGTAAGACTGAGTTCAGTCATCCGCACATTCATACGATCAGCAAGTGTGTTCATTCGGGTGACTCTATTACTTGAGTTATGGCCTGTCCAATGACCAAAGTCATTGACATCAGACTACCTTGGTAATAAAATTGCGCCCTATGAACGCTATTACAAGAGCAATTGAACATTTTGGTTCCCAGGAGAAGCTGGCAAAGGCTTTGGAAGTGACTCAGGGAGCCGTTTCCCAGTACGCCACTGGCCAGAAAAGGCCGTCTGCCGAGGTGGCTATCAGGCTGGAAGAAATCACTTGCGGCGAATTTAAGGCCGACGATGTGCGTCCAGACATCAAATGGGACGTCATCCGCAACTCCCGCGCCGCTTGACCATGTTGCTCTTCCCCACCCGCTTTTCCTATACGTACAACTACCTATTGACTCTCCCTGCCTCCCGGTCGAGCCACGCTCCCGTGGGGCTTTTTTATGCGTTCCCGCTCTGCGAAAGCATCGGGCTGAAGTCCACCTCGGTGGCCGCCGGTAAAACCGGCGTCTGTTCTTTCACCGCCCTTGCAGACGGCGGCCAGTTGTCTGCTTTCTTCTCGCTGTGCTGTCCCGTCTACGCAAAGTGGGCGGGGCTTTTTTGAGATCACGCCATGAAAGAACAAGACCAAGAATGCCAAGACGCACCATCGCCCTGCGAGTCCTGCTTTCGCGCTGAACGCTGCGCGGACCATCCGGTGGACTGTTACCGCTTTGAGTATTGGGCCGAGACGGGGAAGGCGGCATGAAGCGTTGCCCGCATTGCAAGACAGATAAACCTGAGAGCGATTTCCACGCAAACCGGGATCGTCCTGACGGCACCCTGCAAGCCTGGTGCAAGCCGTGTAAAGCGGAAGGCATGCGGGCGTTACGCGCCTCTCGCACCCGTCAAGGCCGTATCCGTTACTGGTATCCCGCCTATGGGGAAAAGTCTCATAAGGCGAAGCTGAGGAATGAAGACGTGCGATTGATTCGCGGGCTTTTGCCGGATCTGTCGTGTGCCGAGATTGCTCGCAAGTTTGAAGTAAGCCGGTCCACGATCAGCGCCATCAAGCATGGCCGGTATTGGACGGAGGTGGCGTGAGACGCACCGCGAGAGTTTCGTTGCTACCCGTTCAACTTCGCGCCCAGGTCGTTTCTTTGCGCAAGACGGGGATGAATGTCCTGGATATTTGCACCCGTCTCGGCATTGAGAAGTCATCCGAACGCAACGCGGTGAGTCAGCTTTGCGCTGACCCGTCATTGCGGAGATTCCAGGTCGGTATTGAATCGGGGCCGCATTCGAGTCCTCACAGAATCCGTACAGGCAACTGGGCATAACAACAGGAGCAATAAGCATGAGTGCCGTTGTTAATTTTGAAGACCATTCCAGCGATATCACGACTGTCAAATATCAGGCGATGGTGATGGCGATTCGCGAGTGTCATCAGGTTGATGAAGTGAAGATGATGCGTGACCAGGCGCGGGCGCTAGAGGAATACATGAAGCAAGCGCAAAACCAAGAGGCAGAGCGCAAGGCTTGTGAAATCCGCATTCGCGCAGAGCGTCGGGCCGGTGAGATTTTGCGGGACATGGAGAAGGCGAAGGGCCAGTTGAAGCAAGGGCAAGAACTCCCGAGGTCGCATGATGCTACCACGGAGAAACCTAAAACCCTCTCCGACCTCGGCATCAACAAAACCCAGTCAAGCCGGTATCAGGCGTTGGCCAATATCCCAGAGGATATTTTCGAGCAGCACTTAGCCGATCCTGTCAGCAAACCTTCTACGGTTGGTCTTATCAACCGTGCCAAAGAATTGCCAGTTCCCGTCTCAATACAGGAGCAAGTCGAGCCAGCTCCGCAAATTGAACGTCATGTTTTGCGCTTCTGGGGTTTGCTTCGCGAGATTGAGCGTGACGGGTTTCTTGGCAAGCCTTTATCTCATTTTGACGGCACCATGACTGAGGCCATGCGTGACGACATATACCGTCTGATCCCGGTTATCCGCGATTGGTTTGAATCACTTTGCGAGGAATCTGATTATGAGTCTGCATGACGACATAACTTCTACCATTGACCAGCTAGTGGCTGATGCTGACACAAACAATGCCGTATATGCCTCACCAACAGCAATAGCTGTCGATGTCCACTCTATATATGGCGATGATGATGAAGACGATCACATCAAATACGCATCAATAGAGCATTTTAAGCACATGGCGAGAAAAAGACTCGCTAGGCGATATGACTATGCTTCACAGGAGGCTTTGGAGTCACAGGACGACATGTTTTCTGGTGAGCTTCAGCAAAGATATCCAATTCCAAGAAAACTTGGCGAAGAGCCTCAATACAAGTTGAGACATCTTTTGACTGACGTGGAACGCGCATTTAACTTGGAAAAAATGCGAAGAACGGCAAGCAGTCTTCTAGCACATGCCGATGCTTTTGAAGCCGAGTGGCGTTCTCAGAAATTTAGCATGGGACAAAGATGAAGTATTGCATCGTTCTTCGCAGCAAGTTTACTAGCGAAGAAATTCACTTGGGTAGCTCATACAAAAGCAAAGAAGACGCCAGCAAATATGCGGAACATGAGCTATGCAAGAAATGCAATTACATAGATATCCGTGGTGTGCATGAGTCACATGTGTGGGTTAACAGACGCGACGGTTTCAAGCCGTCAATGAATTATGACCCAAGCCACAAAAGCGAAAGCCCCAACAGCACGAACTGTTGAGGCTATCTATCAACCATTGATCGAACGGAGATCAACGATGACTAGCGATCATTCTATCACCTTGCATCAGCTCGCTGAATACGACGTGCGCTGTGAGCGCGATGCCAGCGGCAATGTGCTGGTGGTGCAAGCCAATAAGCGCGGCGGTTCTGACGTGGTGGTGCTATCGCGCAAGACAGCAAAAGACTTGGCCGCGTTCATTCTAGACGGCGTGGGTGCGGGTGAATCCTGATGCACTACTACCAACATCATATTGGCGATTTTATCCGCGACACGTCGAACCTGACCGATAGCCAGAGCATGACGTATTTGCGTCTGATCTGGACCTATTACGACACCGAGCAGCCGATAGAGGATGCCGTCAAAAAGCTGGCATTTAAGCTCGGTTCTGACGCTGAAACGGTCGAGTTATTGCTGGAAACTTTCTTCAAAAAAGAGGCTGACGGGTGGCATCACAAGCGGATTGATGCCGAAATTTCAGCCTATCAGACCAAGGGCGAAAAGGCGCGAGAAAATGCGAACGCACGCTGGTCGAATAGCCGACGCAATGCCGACGCAATGCAAACGCAATGCGATGGCATAGCGGACGCAATGCCTTTGCAAGATTCTTCATCGAAAGTCGATGCTAACCAACAACCAATAACCAATAACCAAGAACCAGTTAATACAAACACCCCCCTACCCCCCAAGGGGTCAGCGAGTGGGTTTGAGGAATTTTGGAAAACCTATCCGAACAAGTCGGCCAAAGTCGAAGCGCAGAAATCGTTCAACAAAATTAAACCTGACCACGCCTTGCTGGCGAAGATCATCTCTGCCGTTGAGGCGTTCAAGAAATCCGCGAAATGGACCAAGGACGGTGGCGCTTACATTCCGCACGCGGCAACCTGGCTGAACGGAAAGCGATGGGAGGACGAGGTGCAGTCGGGTGGCTATGCCGAACCCGTCAGGCGACAAGCCCGTCAGGTGTACCAATGAGCGCGGCGGATAACGAGTATCAGGTCATCGGCGGGTTGCTGCGTCATCCTGACATGATCGCTCGGTTGGAGATTGCGGTGGATGATTTCACCGTGCCGCTCTGCGGTCAGGCCTTCGCCTCGATGCGGGCGATCATTGCCGATGGCAAGTCGGTGGACGTGTTTGGGGTGTCCGAGCGCATCGGCGGTCATGCCAATCTCGGGGACATCACGGAAATCTGGAAGGAATGTCTGATCCGTCCCGAGAGCCTGGTGGACCGTTGCGAAACGCTGAAGTCGGCATCCCGCGCTCGGCAAATGGCGGAGCTGTTGCGCTTGGCCCAGCAAACGCTGGAAACCGGCAAAAACCCGGATACCGTCCGCGCTCGGTTGATTACCCGGCTGGCCAGCCTGGAGTCATCGGGCAAGACCTATGTCCACACGGCCAAGCAGACGATGGCCGAGGTGGTGGACTACCTACAAATGGCTTTTGACGCCAAACAGACGGGCGGGCTGGTCGGCGTGAGTTCTGGCCTCACGGGGCTGGATCGCCTGCTGGGCGGCTTCCACAAGTCGGATCTGATTGTCGTCGGGGCAAGACCGGCAATGGGTAAAACCGCCTTCATGGTCAGTCTGGCCAAAGCCGCTGCGCTCAATGGCAAGCGGGTGGGGATTGCTTCGGCGGAAATGCCCGCGGTGCAGATTGGCCTGCGTATGGTGTCCATGTTCGGCAACATCGCCTCGACCAAGCTGCGCTCTTGCGACTTGGATGAGCAGGACTTTGCCCGACTCAATGACACGGCGATGCGTTACAGCGAGTTGCCGATTGAGGTCTTCGACAAACCCGCTTGCACCCCTGGCGACATTGCGATGCAAGCCAGGGCATGGCAGCTATCTGGCGGGCTGGATCTGCTGATGGTGGATTACCTGACGCGCTTGAGTCCCGATGATTCGATGGATTCACGGGTGCGAGAGGTCGGGCAAATGATCCAGTCACTCAAGACGCTGGCCAAGACCCTAAACGTGCCGGTCATCTGCCTCGCTCAACTTTCCCGCCAATGTGAGCAGCGCTCCGACAAGCGCCCGCTGATGGCAGACCTGCGTGATTCTGGCGAGATTGAGCAGGAGGCCGACGCAGTGATGTTTCTTTACCGCGACTCGGTTTACAACGATGACGCCAATCCCGAAGAGGCCGAGATTCTGGTGGAGAAAAACCGCCACGGGCCTTGCGGCAAAGTGATGGCGAGGTTCATCCCTGAGCAAATGCTGTGGACCAATGTGCAGGCGCAAGAATGGGTGAACTAACCGATGGCCTGCAAAAACTCGGTCAAGCGGTTCATGCCCAGCAGGAACCAAAGCGCCAAAAGCAACGCGAAGAGAAAGCCCATCTTCGCAACGAACATCCCGAGATGGCCGATGCACTGGCAGCCATCACGTCGGTCTTCAACCAACCCGGCGACATCCGGCGCATTCGCGTGAAGGATGACACCGGACTCATTCTCGATTCAAACCACTGGAAGTAACACATGGCAACACAGAAGATTTATGACGCGGCAGTCGCCACCAGCGAATATCAGGCCCGCGATGGCAGCACCAAAAAGAACTGGGTGAATGTCGGGGCCGTCCTGCAATTCGAGGATGGCGGGCAATGCCTGATTTTGGAGAAGTGGTTCAACCCGGCTGGTTGTCCGGGCGACCGGGGCGTTCGCGTCAACTTCTTCAAGCCCAAGGAAAGGGACGGGCAGGGCAGTTTTACACCAGCCACGTCTGCACCGGTGGCGAGTGTGAGTGCA